GAAGAACCAAATGCAAGTACACTATCCTTTGCAGACTGAAATGTCTGAGTTACACCAAGCTCAGTAAGTTTAGCACCTACCGAGTCACTTAGTCCACCAATACTAGTAGCAATGTTTGTCATACCACTAGAAATAGTCTCTTGATCTACAAGTCCAAATGTCAATCCAGACAACACACCAGCAGTCGCCTCTCTGGCAATAGACATCCCAGTGGAATTTTCTTTCTCTGCTTCTTTCATACCAGCAGTAAAACCATCCCAAAGACCACTTATAGCAGTAACCGCAAGTCCAACGACAGGAAGAAATTTTAAACCTTTAAGGGCTGCACCAGCAACTCTCGCCAATCCAGTTTTCTTTTTTGGAAGTGCAGTGAATCTGCCGCCTGGGCCTCTTCCAACTGTTGGAACTCCTTTCTTGGGCCCACCAAAGATTAACTTCTTTAGTACGGGCAACCCAGTTGCGGCAAGTAATGATGCACCTAAACCAGCAACGGCAGTCATAATAGTCTTTCCTAGACTTGCTAGGGATGAAAGGAAACCACCACCTTTCTTCTTCTCACCCGATTCGGCCGCTTCGCTTAGTCCAACAAGTTGACGTAATAAACCAGTTTGAGTCTGTTGTTCTGATAATGTATCATCTGCTTGATCTCTTGCTTCACCAGCAATCTCAGCTGCTTTTGCCCCAGATGGCCCCTTTTTGGAGTCTTTATTCATCGCCAGTTTCAAATCTTTGTTTGCATTTTTGCCCAAATCTCCAGCTTCTAATCCCATTTTTTCTACAGATTCAATAAGGTCTTTATTGAACTTCGCTGTTTGCTCCTTTAGGTTTGCTGCCTTTTGAAACTTCAGAAGTTCCTTCTGAGGAATACCCAAGTTTTTAGCAAGTGCTTTATTTGCCTGTTTTAATTCCTTGGCCTGTTTCTGTCCTTCAGTACGAAACAACTTTTGATAGACTTTAGCGCCAGGCAGTTTACCAAGCGCAAATTTAAGTCCTTCACCAGATGCACTTATCCCTTTTCCTATAGTATTGAAACCCTGCTTAGCAACATTAGCATTATCATTCATAGCTTGCTCGAGTGACGCATTCGACTTAGCTATGTCAAGGGCTATTTGTGAAAAACTGTTTTCTAACTTGGCCATTTGTTATTTCCTATTTCTTCTTGGTGTACGCTTGAGTACCAAAGAATGCAGCGACAATTGCGGCGACTGAAACGAAGTATACACTTGCCATACTTCCTAGTACTTTGCCTGCTTCACCGAGTCCTAACCAATATGCAAGTACAACTGCAAAAGGATATAACAACATACCCCATAATGCAAACCATGCCATTTGTCTCTGTGCATCACGCATTGCATCACCATCTTCAAGTTCTTTGCGCTTGAATTCCATGTGTAATGCATGTTCTTCTTCTGATACTGTACCATCACCATTACTATCTGCTGGGTGGTGTCCTAAAAACTGCTTTTCATCTGACATTCCATTCTCCTATCTGTTCATTGACTCATGGCGAGTCCTCATTGCTTCGTCTTCTAAGTGTTGTGTTAAAAGAGCGATATAAATCTCCCTCTCCCATGGCAACATACTTTCAAGTTCAGATAAAGAATAACTATGCTGGTGCATGAGTGTAAAATTCAGTCTAAAATAGTTCTCAAGAGTATTATGAGAGAGGGCTATTAGAAAAAATTCTGCATACCCTCAATCACAATTTCATTCACTACCCCAGTGTTTGGGTTCTTTACCTTAACTAAATGTTTTACCTTGGGCATAGTATCAAAGAACTCTTGAACCTTTTCAAATTGGCTATGTGATAATGAGTCAATAAACTCATCTAGTTCCTTTGCATCCATGTCACTCTTTGCATAAACATTTTCTTCGTCATGTATCTGTGATATACAATCCTTAACGATTGCAAATCCTGCTTCACCTTCTGATAAATCAGTTACCTTAGCGATAGAGTCAACGCGAGGATATTCTAATGTTAACCCTACAGTATCGGTTAATTTAATTTCAGCGTTATGTGATACATCTCGTACACACTCAACTTCATCTAAATTAATCTCTACATCTACTTGTGTCTCTCCATCATCTGGCATCAACAACTTAACTGTTGCAACCTCACCAATTGACTTAGAACGCAGTTTAATAAAAACATATTCAATGTCAAAGAATGGTAGTGTATTGGGTTTTAACTCTCCAAACGTACAATTCTCTATAATCTGTTCTACTGCCCGCAACATGTCAGAGTCTTCACCTGTTGATTGTGCAATTAGTAGTATCTTTTCTTCTTTTACTAAGAAGGGTCTATATTCAATCGTTTTCCCTGTCGAGGGTAGTATCAATTCATACTTAGCCGTGGCCAGTTTTGGTAATGCCATTATTATCTCCTGTTACATAATGTTAATATTATTTAGGTTACTTACGAAAAGTCTCTTATTGCGTTAGAAAGTCCACCTGTCAAAAATTGTAACGGGTTGCTTGTAAAATTTCTCACACTATTCATTGTGTTTATGATCTGTTGGCCTTCGGGGGGTATACCAATTCCAAATAAATTCTGCAACCTGTAAAGAGGATCTGTTTCACTAAATCTAAGTCCTGTTTCGCTTTGTGCATTACCATTCAAACCAGCATCTATCCAAGTTGCACTTTTTGTGCCCTGATAGTTAAATCCAAGAGGTGTCCAGTTTTTAAATGCCATCTGCACTGTTACTGTCAAGAAAGAGTTTCCAGATTCCATACTGTATTCGATGGGCCCGACTGACTTAGGGAATACTTCATGTACGCGAATGGCAGATGCAGTATTGTCATTCTGATCTAACTGAGAAATATCCATTTCACCAATGTAATCTTTATAGTAGCTTAAATCGTAGGATGCAGGGTCTACTATTCTATCTTGCCATTTGTTAAAGAATTCTCTTACTCTATGATCTGTATCAAGAATGTAAGTTACTGAAAGTTCTTCTGCATAACTAATACCATTTGCCATTTCGTAACTTGGGCCATACGTATTTTCGTTTGGAGTAGTAGTGATATTCTTGCCAGGCATCGTGACACTTTGTACACGCAGTTCCAGTTCAGGCCCAGCAACATTAGTAGAATACAGACCTCTATTATATTCGATTGGTTTCAAATATTTCTCACCATCGGCACCAAAGGTAAATATGGGGGGAGTTATTCTAACACTAAAAAGATTAGGCCTTGATACATTTTTACTAAATGTACTCATAAAGGAATTAATAGGACTACTTTGTTCTGTTTTTGATGGGGGTCTTTCTGACATTATCGGTTCATCCTTCTTGAGTCTGAATAAACTTTGCCGGTAGTTGCACCGACAAACTTCTGTACTGGTAGTAGTACTGCTGTCATCATTTCATCTGCATCAATCACTCTGAATGGTGATTTTACATGATCAAATAGATATCTTTTTACTGTTGGTTTGACTAATGGATTTCTTTTAACTCTATTCCAAGTCAGACGTATTTTTGTCTTATCATTCATATTATTATCTGTTGCATATTCTGATATTACATTGAGCAGTTTAACTCTCATAGGAATGGATAGGTAGTGGAAGTTTAATCCAATGAATCCTCCTTCTGCAACCTCAATAGGCATGATAAGAGGGAACCTGTCATAGTATGGTAAAGTCGCCTTATGTTTTGGATCATATCCAAAGAAGTTCATTTTACCAAACATGGGTGCTTGCCGCACCTTTCCCTCACGGATTAACTGCTGTGGAGGTGGAGTACCGAGATCACGAATCTGATCTCTGAACCATCTTACTGAGCGTTCGTTCCCACCACTACGTTCTAATATTGTATCAAAGTATGTCATACTTCTATTTATACAGACTAACCCACATGGTCTTCAGTAAGTATCTTAAATTCCATTCCTCTGTCGGTACACCACTCAATTGCAGCTTTCCATTTTGCTTCATTAACACCCCATGTACGAACTTCAGTAATATATCGTCTGGTTCTACGTTTTGGAGTTTTGGGAGGGCCGCATTGTATCTTAGGTTTAACTTCGATAATCATCTTTTTGATGGTTTTATCTCTCTGTCTAACCTTTATGTAAAAGTCTGGAAAGTATCGGTGCATCCGTCCATCTAAGGGGGATGTGTATGGTATAATAACCTCTTCACTACCCCATTCTAGTATTGCACTGGTGTTATCACAATACACCATAAATCTACGTTCCCATAAAGAACGATACACAATCTTTCTTACATCTCCTCTATACTTTGTTATGTTACTAGGGAGAAATTTTCCACTGTATGCCATGCTAAACCTTATAAATACTTTTATGAAACAATATAGGAGTATTTAGACATGCATGTAAGAGGTCATACTGCGCGAGGTGCTGGAAGTTTGAATAGATTTAAAAACCAAGGAGAATTGGTTTATGGTTTGGATAGTGGCGCAAACCAGAACCATTTCATTCGGTTTACTGCAATGATTCATTCTAAAGCAACTGTTGCATTGGCTGGCGGTGAAAACAGTGTGGCTGGAAGTCTGGCCACAAGCAACTTGCAAGCTAACAGGGTAGTAACAAGGGCTCCGATGGTATCCTCAGAGACTATGATAAAACTGTTTCTTCCAGCGCAGATAGCGGTATCGCAAAAAGTAAATTATGGCGAAGCAGAGATTGGTGGATTGATTGCTGGTGGAATGTCTGCATTGAAGTCATTCATGGGTACTGATGGTAGCTTAGGTGACAAAGGTGTTGCATCTTTAAAAGCTGGTTTGGCTGAGTTCACTGGAGCAACTGGTGCTGGTGCAGGGGCAGGAATAGGAGATGCGGCCCTTCGTTCTGTTGCTAAGATAGGAGAAGGTTTAGGGGTAACTGGTGGAACTGCTGCAATTAACATAACGTCTGGTGTAACTGTTAACAACAGAACGGAGATGATGTTTGAAGGTTTAGACAGGCGTGCATTTGCATTTACATTTAGACTCATACCACACAGTGCAGAAGAAGCCGCGACAATAAAACAGATAGTTGACTCTTTTAGGTATTACATGTTACCAGAAGTTCCAGAAGGCGCTACTTTTGGAAGGGCATTAAAGGCACCATCTACATTTAAAATTCAGTACGCCCATGAAAAAGAGTTACATAAAATAGGCGAATCTGTGTTAGAAGGTGTTGATGTGAAGTATGGTGGAGACCGTCCACAATTTCATAGGGACAATAGACCAACAGAAACAGAATTGACTCTTCAGTTTAAAGAATTAGATATTAT